GTTTCGCACACTGATAATTATACGTTATAATTATCAGGTTGCTTTATATAAAGGGATACAGGACTTTTCGTGGCAAAAATGTGGCAAAGAATTAAAAAAGCGACAAAATCTACTCGTTTTTGAAAAATAGTTTCCATAATTTATTCCAGAAACAATAAATAGAAAAGCCATCTCGAATTAACAAGATGGCCACGTAAATCATTATCAATTTATCCTATGATAAAAAGATTTGATTAACAATTAACTAGGCATTAACAACTAAGACTTGTACCTTAGCATTTCTAACTACGTATTCAGTAGTGGAACCCATAATAAAGCGGTCTAATGTGTTAGTCCCTGATTTGCCTATAATAACTAAATCAGCTCTACTATTTGCAAATTCAACAATTACTTGCTTGGCATTCCCTTTTTGTGCAATTCCTTTCACTTCTATGCCTTTACTCGAAACAAATTTTTCTGCATTACTAACTATTCGTTTGGCAGTATCATCGATTTTGGTATAAGCCTCTGGAGGTAATGTCCCGACTCCATAATAATTTTCGTTAGTAACAGATAAAACTGTAATTTTAGAATTGAAAAGTTTGCTATATTCAATTGCAACATCTAATGCTTTAGATGAATTTTCACTACCATCAATTGGAACGAGAATATTATTATACATATTAGTTCTCCTTTCAAGCATCAACAACATTAACAGTTCTACATCTTTATTATACTTTTGAAAACGCTTTATTACAAACTATTGGACTACAAAAACACTATCAGTAATTATCAAGATAGGATTAATATCAACATTTATATATCGCGTATTCACTTTTATCAAAAAATTTAAACAATGCAAAAAGCCCACCCCGAATTAACAAGGTGGGCTTAATTAATATAAAAATATTTTTTAATTAAAAAGTTTAAACATAACGGTTAAGCCTATTCCCACAATAACCAGCGTGGTACCAACGAACCAAATTATGTTTTAGTTCCTTGCCCCTTCGATTTTAGTTTCTAATTTTGAAAATTGAGTATTTATATTTGCAAAATCTGTCTTTAAGTCTGCTCGAAAAAGTTCGATTTGATAGCTTATATCTTGCCTTGTATCTTTCAAATCCTGCTTAGTAGCAAGTCCTTAGGATCGTCCTCCACCTACTCTGTCTCGGGAAACACCACTATGATCAAGAAAAACGTATTTCACAACTTTGGTTTCATTAACTAGGCATTCATTTTTTATTAATGCATCCATTGTAATCCCATCTACCAATGTCTAACGATAATATGTATTGACAATGGTATAATACATGTTAATATATAGTCAATCGTGTCAGCCAAGCCTCTTTTTAATGCTTAAATGGGCTGGCCTTTTTCATACATATGGAGATGCTTATATTTGAAATCTGAATTCCATGCTTATATCCAAAATGAGATTGAGCCATTCGAGGATGTAGATATAGATTTATCCAATGGAATAAACAAAATCCACGCTCGCGTGACAGGTAAAAGTAATAGTTTGCCTTTAAGGAGTGAGGGTATTGGGAAGCCTAAGCCTGTTGCCAGCTTTGATGAAATGATTTCCTCACTTGAAAAAAGAATTAAAATTAGAGAAAAAGATAAATGCCGATTACAGATTCTAATTCGAGAAAACTCGTATTACCGGATTTCTTATTTTGCAAAACTCTTATTTACGGAAAAGCCAAGTATCAGGCCCTCATTTGATAATTTTTACGCATTAATTAAGCTCGATTCCTATATAAGAACATCCGTTTCGCGTTTGACTCCGACCATTGAAATGTTTGCTAAAAGTACGTTAGCCCACGTGTTATTAACAATAAAAAAGGATTCCAATGTATATCTAGATAAAACCATATACAAATACAATAGTACTTCTGACAAGAAAAAATTAAATCGTTCTTTGTCTGTGTGTGCAACGTCAATTCAACGTGAGAAATCACACAATGAATCAATAAAACATTATGTTTCTTTTCATAGTGGTCATATTCCAATTTGGGCTTTTTTCGATGTTTTAACCTTCGGAGAATTTAACATGCTTTCAACTCGATTAGAAAAGACATGTTTGGGTGAATGGTTTAAATATATTGTTGACAATAGACCAATGACTAAGTCGCTTTTATATATTGATGCACATGCAAAGTCCTTACCATCATTTTTCCAAACTGTTCAATTACTAAGAAACGCTTCCGCACACAATTCACGCATTTATGGTAAACGCTTTGTTTATAACCCATCAATAAAATTGAAAAATAGTTATTGGACTTTTTATGAAAGGAAGTCTTTCCAGCTTTCTATTACAGAAGTAAGTAAACAAATTCATTCCTTATTTACTGGCTTGATGATTATGCGATTTTTCTTTGCTTGCATGAGTGAGAAAAAAATAGAAAAGTGGAACAAATTTGTTTATAAATTAAAATGTCACATTTCAAAAACAAAATTCGTTAACTTAGGTGGATACTTAGGATTTCCAGATAATTGGTTTACATTGTTAAATATTGAAACTAAAAATTAGGTCCACAAAAAAATGGCACTCTTTTCACAATGAATGAGTGCTATTTTTTATTCTACAATTTTATAATTAACTCATTTCCACTAATGTACATCCCATTATCAAATTATATTCTTGACGTGCGTACTCCACAACTTTTTTTAATATCGAACTTTGTAAAACTTCAAAGTTATCAACTTTCTGTTTCAAAGGAGTGTCCTTATAGAGACTAGTTTCTTTAACAGATTGAATTTTTTAATATTTGAGTAAAAAAGAAACAGCCCACCCAGAGCCTAATCTGAGCAGGCTATTACAAACAATAGTTTATCAAAAGCGTATGCCTTAAATCTATTTTGCAAATTTATTCACCTGCTTATAGCTGCTAATTCACAGGCCACTATTCAGTTGTATTTGATTATCATGATCTTTCATCATATAGTTGGAAATTTTAGAGTGTATTCTTTAACTGTATTATAATTATGATATAATCCTAATGGAGGTGCTTTATGAAAAGAATTATCCGCATTTTGTTATTAGCCACAGCAGTATTAGGCTTTACTTTCTATACTGCTAACACTGCAAATGCTTCAGCATGGCATAAGGGAACGCCAGTAGCTATTCGTGGTTGGTGGAGAACAAAGATGAAAAAAGTCAAGCTTAATCATGGTAAATACTTATGGACTTACGCAACAATGCATGTGATGAAAAATAAAATTTCAGGAGCATATGGGACGCAGTCGGACGGGTATGAAATTACGTCACCATCCTTTTATATATCTACAAATCTACCACACACATATGCGATCGTAGGTTATTTATCTCCCGGTCATGTTGGTTACCTTGAAGCATATGCACTAAATGGGCCAAAAAAATTGCAGACAGCTGAACTGAATAGCGAAGGTAGGGTAACAGATGTCATTTATCAGTGGTATAAATTTAGTGGTAAAGCATCCAATAAAAATTTTTATCCATATTCTTGAGACCCTTTTAAGACAATTTTCTAGTGATAAGTCATTTATAACGAAGACTTATTCGACGGTTGAAAATCATAAAATCCTTTCTGCATAAACAAGGGACCCACCCAGAACTTAATCTGAGTGGGTCCCTTTAGCAATTACTTTATCTGTCGTACCTTTAGAGTATCATTTTTAAGAATTCTTTCAAGAAATAAGTTTCTAGTTTCTCTCTTTCAATTCTTTCACATCATCTTCTAATTCATCAATCCGTTGATTAATGGCTTTGTGTTCACCCCGAGACACTGCAAGAGTTTCCTTAATACTGTATTGATCTTTTACAAATTGTTCCAAGCGGTTCGAGGTATCTCTAATTGATTCAGCTACATCTTCCAGCCTCTGGGTTAACGGTTTCAGAAGAACTCTTAAAACGCCGTAAACACTACCGCAAATACCCAAAGTCACGGTAATCAATTCTATCCAACGATCAAAGGTCATTTCTGATCACCGCCCGACAAACGGATCCGTTTAACATAGGCACTGTTTGACGTGATATATCCGTTAGCATACTTCAATTTAAGATGAGTGATCTTACCAACCTTGACCGCTGAGGCCCATACCCGTGAGCCTTTGGCATAACTAATATCACTCTTGTTAGTTTTATCGAATTTGAGTTTCTTATAAACATTAACTTGAGGTACGATAACCTCATACAAGCCCAAAGTAGTGGCCTGATAGTAACTGGGCTGTGTTTGGGTAATTGGGTTAGTTAAGGTTCCTGACAGGGACCCGTCAAAATCATAACTGGCATCCACATGTAATCCCTTAAAGTTATCGGTATACTGCCAAGCATTAGCATTATCGATGCCCGGTTGGTTAACTCCATACGCGGCTACCCAAATTCGCTGATCAACTAAGGCTACACGATTAATCCGACCGTATTTAAACCAGGACCCACTCCCATAGGTAATCACATTAGGATACCCTTGGGATTTTAAATACTTTAAAAAGATATTTACTTGGGGTGTCGTGTTGGCCGGTAAATCCTGGGCTTCCACATCGATCGCTAACACCGTTGATTTATCCAACCCATACTTTTTAACCCAAGCTAAAAAGTACTTTGCCTCAGCCAAACCATTTCCATGAAAGAAATGATAAGCACCAACGGTGCCAAATACTTGATAAGCATTAGCAATTTGGTTACCGGCATTTGGGTTAACATACGTCGTGGATTCGGTCAGTTTAACCATGGCGCTATCAATTCCATTGGCTTTTAAATTTTTAAAATAAGTTTCCGTACTAGCCTGATAGCCTGAAACATCTACCACCAATTTAGGCATTTAAATCACCCTTTTCTGTTGGTTGCGACGTTTGAGAAACGTTTTCTACGTTAGCATTCGTCAAATTAGGTGATTGAGTATTCGTTACAGATTCTGTGGGAGCTGGCGTTACTGGGGCAAAATGATTATCAGCCCCTGTCGCTTTATAAGCTTGATAAGCTTTTTCAACTAAACCGGCAATCACTTGATAATCAAGGTTAAAGCCGTTGGCTTTTAACTGATTGTTAACAAAGCGCATAGCTTCTTTTTTCCGATCAGATTTACTTAAGGCTGCCAAAATAGCTAATTCCGGTACAATCACATTAGCCAATTTCAATCCCAGTTCTAGTGCTTGTTGGGCATGAACGTTCTTTTCAGTCGCAATCTTTTTTTGCAAGTACGGATTAATAAGCTTGTAAACTACCGGAATAACGGCAACAAAAAAGGCAACCATACCAGTTGCCTTCAAGGAATTAAAAACATCTAAAATATGAGTAAACATCATAAAGCCTCCTAAATTTTGGGTAAAATAAAAACACTTATCAAAAATTAGATAAGTGTTCTTAAATGTAAGTAAAGTTAGTAAAAATATAAAGGCGAAAGGTCAAAATTAAATTAGCGCCTCTAATTATATTATAATACTTATTATAAATAAAAGCACCTATCCTAAGAAGATAGATGCCGTTTCATATATATTTGGGGGTATATATGAAGATACGAAGAAAGTTGCTTAGACTAAAAGTCTAAGCAACTCGATTATATCACATAATTTTCAAATTAATTAAATTAATAATTTAAAAATGCTTACCAAATTAAATTAGTAAGCACTTCGGGGTTACGATGTTCAGGGAATACTTTTATTATGAGAGGGTACTCATAATAACGTTGATTAATGTAACCCCACTACAGTATGCTAACAGAAAGAAAACGTTTGTCAACCCCATTAATTTCTATACTAGAATTTAAATTATCAATGATTAATTGTAAATAAAAAGCATCTATCTGGGGGGATAGATGCTAATTCATATATTGGGGTATATGAATAGAAATATGAATATGAATCTGGAGAAATATATTCATAGAGGAATATATTTGGGGTGTAGACGGAAAACTTATGAGGGGTCAACCGTCTACTAAATTAGTGTAACATACTTAAACGTGGAAGCAAGATAAATTTATAAGTCGTTCGTTTATTCCGCTTAGCTTCTGCTCTTAGTAAAAGAAGAGCGCTCATCAACAATAAGTGCCCTCCTTTCGTACGAAGTGTAACCGCTAGTGAATAGTATATTGTGATCACTAGCTCACCAATATTATAAACAAAATTTGTTAAAATAAAAAGCCTATCTGTGAGATAGGTACCAAGATACATTTCGGGGGAAATGTATTACAAAATTTAACTAAATAACTTGAAAAAGATAAATATACCTGAAACTAAAAGGGATACCTTTTAACCATGATTAGTAACTGAGGAAGTCATTAACCATACCCACATTATAGCACGGTTCAAAAATTAAGAAACAATTTAAGATCCAGCCCTTTAATTTTAGTAAAGAAAAACAGATGCTTTCCGACATCTGCTAACAACTATTGTATTTACGTATATGAAAGAATATTTACTTGCTAGTAAAAACTAGCGCTTCTTAATTATACAACATGGTATTGAATAAAAAAAGCATCTATAGAATAGATGCCATTCATATATGGAGTACATAAGATAAGAAATGAAATATTCACGAGATGGATAGCAATATTATGATCACCATCCACATTTATAGTATATCATTTTATAAAATAAAAGCACCTACCAAAAAGATAGGTGCTATTCATATATGGGGGTATATGAATATGGAACTTAATAATTTAAGAAGTTATATTCCGGGGAGGAATATGCATTTCTAGTGTAATTAGTAGCCAATAAACTGCTAACTACGTTGTGATTATAGCACAAATTAGGAAGTATGAAGCAATTTTTTATCCTAATTAGCCCTATATTGACTAACCCAATAGAGGAGTTAATGGTGAACTAGTCATCAATATCAATCGTTACGTAGCATTACATATTATCTTTCCAAAAACCTGGGCAAAATAAAAGCATCTACTTGAAAAAGTAGATGCTTAACAGAACAATTAACCTCACATTGATGATTAATTCACCGAAGGAGCGATGGTTAATCATCTATACGCAGGAGAAGATCAGCGCATAACGGGACACTGACCTCACATAAAAGTATAAAACATTTATTTTAATTGTAAACCATTAATTGTGGCAAAATACAAGCGGATGTTTTCCGAAAGAAAAGTATTCATCATAATTGATGAATACTAATCAATACACATAGGTCGAATAAGACTAACAATTGAGGAGATAGTCTTATGAACCATTATAATCATATTTCAAAAAAATAAAACACCTATCTATTGATAGGTCCACAATTACATTTCAAGGAAGAGATGTAATGCAAAACGACTACCCAATCAGGCGGTATGCTGTATACTCTTGAGGAGGAATATACTCATCAGAAAACGAATAATAGCAACAAGCCATCATCCATATTGAAATTATAGCACAGTTGAAAAAGCATGAATCATTTTTTATCATCTTTTTTTAATCTTTATCATTTTTAAAAAGCAAACTATGTGTCTACACAAAACAAGGATTCCCTACCGGCCACTAATCATTATAATTATAGCTTTTACTTAAACTACTAATTTAAATAAATTTATAAAAAAACCTATCCGAAGATAGGTCATACGCATTTGGGGAATGCATACATGAAACTAAATAATTAACTTGGAGTATATCCTAGGAGAATATACCTATCAGGAGTGTGAGTAACTGTCAGCTAAAACTATCACTCACACTTTAATTATAACATAGTTTTAAAAATATAGAGTTAGTTTGTTATTCATTTTCTGAAAAATAGCCAAAGGGTTGCTTAAAATTCATTGATTATTAAGACATAAATGAATTCATAAATTTGCTATCAATCTACCATCCACTTAAGCCCTTATACAATTATATTTTCCCTCTTAATTTCAGCAAAATAAAAGCAGACATTTTCCGGTGCCTGCTACGTAGTATCGTAATAATATTTTCTGGAGAAATAACAAGACTGAATGTTCAAAATTAATCCACAAAGTGCTTCAGTCAAATAAACATTGTACACCTATCGCAAGAAAAAAACATCTACCATATGGAGTAGATGTTTTCACTAGTGAAGATGACACATAATAATATGAGTTAAATGTTAGGAGCACTCATATTAGGGGGCGGGTCAATATATATGTCGTTACATTGACCTTACCCGTATTATAAAACATTCATTTTTAATGTAAACAGTTAGGCACAAAATGGCGCCTATTCCGGACACGGAATAAACGTCAGTTAAGGGAAAGTCTGCAAGTTGAATCGTCAATTTTTTATTGATAAAAGCTTCCTCTTAACGCACTTAGTATAACATGATTCAAAATAAAAGCACCTATCCAACAGATAGATGCCAATTCATATATGGGGATATATGAAATTAAATCATAAACAATAACCGAAAGATATATTTGAGGGTAATATCTTTTAAATATGACTAGTAACCGGGGAGGTCATTAACCATGACATTATTGTAGCATGATTTTGAAAGTATTAGTTAATATTTGATTTCTCTTTTTCAAAAAAGCAATCTGAAGAAAGTTAAACTCATTCATATTAATAGCATATCGTATCCAAACCAGCAGTCTTCTAGGAATCCAGAAGCTAAAAGAGATGTATCACTTGAAACGGCAGCTGAAATTTTGCTTCCACTAATAATAAATGTAGAACGTCCATAGTAGTTGTCAGTTCCTTGATACATCATGTTGCCAGTACCTTTACTTGTAAAGTTTGAAACTACACTTGAAAAATCTAAATGTGCATTCCCGTAATAATTGCCATAGTTACACTGTATTATCCAATGAATATAGATTTTTTTGTTAACAGGATCAATCCTATACAAACAATCCGTGTAGTAAGTTCCGGAAGTCCCATAATCAATTGTGATAAGTGAACTGTCTAATTGACGCCAAGCACTTTCTTTAACGCTTTTCAAATCGGCCATAGTAGCGGCCTGATTATCCCCCTTATCTGTCGAGGCGTCCGTAATAGTGGGCGCAATACTGAAAGTCTGTGCAGTTGTAAATGTTTGAGCCTGTCCCGTTCGTGCTAGGTCAGATGGTAATTGATCAGCGGTCAGCAGGTCTTTATTATCCTTTTGAGCCTTTCCAATGAAATTAACATCTTCAGAAGTATTACCGGTATTGGGATCTTTATGAATAACGGTTGTGTCATTGGCAGGAGTAATTTTTTCACCATTTGGCAATACTAAACTATTATCCGTACTAAATCTCGGAACCATTGTCCAAGGATACCATGTTGCAGGACTACCACTTTGCGTCCTAAAAAATATTTGATCACCTATATTACTGGTACAGATAATATACTGAACGAGTACACTGCTCTTATTTATTATCTGAATTGTTCCCCAATGATTATTTGAATCTACAAAGTTTACAAGAGACGTCCCAAAATTATATATTCCCTCTTGTGTCAAAGTATTTAAATCAGTATTCTTTGCAAGACTCCCCTTATAAAGCCCGTTTGGAACATCTTCTAATCCTACTACATCACTAGCAGACTTGCGCATATCCGTACTGTGAACAACTGCTGAATCGTTAGCCAATTTAATCCAATTTAGATCACTGGTATTTCCGTTATAAGTTCCGCCAACATAGTAAGAAACTTTTGTTAATTCCCCAGTTAAAATTCCCCAAACGTGATTAGATTGAAGTTGAATAGTACCACGTAAATTATCCAACGAATCTGGCGTATCCGGAACTCCTTTATCAACATAAGTGGTATAAAACCCGTTAACGGAAGTGTCTAAAAGCTGTTTAATGCTTTTATATTGATAAGTCGTTCCAATATAGGCGGTCAACGAACCCGTTACATCAGTAATTGGGTACTTCTGCCAGTTAACAGTATCGTTGGTGCTCACTTTTTTATCCAGTTGTTGATTAACGTCAACTGTCTTGGCGTAAGCATTCCCAGCACCGTCAGTAGGATCTGTGTCAAATTTCTTTTGACCGTCAATTGTTTCGTCCCCAGTCGTATGGACAACCGTATCGTTGGTAGCAAACGAATCACTATTCATATTAATGCTGAGGTTGCTTGCATTTGAAAAGCCAATCGCAAATTTGTAGGTTAGTTCAACAGGAGTTGTACCACTGTATGCAGGTACCGTATCTGGACTGTTAGTTGATGTAATAACCGCGATCAATTGAGATGTTCCGTTTGTACTATCACTTCCCCAAATGCCAAATACCCACGCCTTATAATCTGCCGTAATCCCTTCGTTGGAAAGGACAGTTGAAACAATCAGTGAGTTGCTATTTTTAGAGTATCCATTGGCTTGAATCGTTTGCACAACATTGCTAATCGAAGTCATCGTTTGAATATTTGTAGATGCTGATAATTGCGTATCACTAACATCAATTTTATCAATACTCAGTGAAGATTTATTGGCTAGTATTTGTGCGATCAGTTGATTGCCATTATCAGTTACTTTTGCTAAATCATATGCCATGTTAGTTGCCTCCTAAAACAGTTATCGTTTGCGACTTACTTTTAAAAATGCCAATGCCGTCATATTCATTCATCGTTGTTCCGTTGACAAAGTTGATCGATTTAATTACAATGCCAGCCATTGTGGCAGACTGCAGGCGATCCATCATAGTCTGCAGAGAAGAGCTCCCAGATATTAGTTGAGTGGGTAATCCCGTTACATCAATCACCTGGGGTTCACCTGACATTTTTGTTCCATCCCAGCCATAATCATTTTTAACAACAATGCCATTTCCTGTGGAACTAATTCCAAGGGAATTAGAAATTGTATTGATAATATCGTTAATAGTCCCTGACGAATGTCCGGCAACAATTTTGGATTTTAAAATAAACCGATAATTGTCATCTGTAGCCCCATATCTTGGCTGGCTAATTTGATCTCCAATGTTATCAAGCTCAAGGCCAACCGCTTCATCAATAATCTTGGCATCATAGATTGCATCAGTATTACCATCTATCAGCAAAAAGAAATCCACTAAAATGTTGGCCAAATTAATCATTTCTGATCCATCGTTCCAATTGTAACCAGTGTCAAGATAAATCCTTATCTTTTGATACAGTTCATCAACCGTCGTTTTATCCATAGTCCACCTCAATATTACTGTCATCAATTGTCGCAATTTGATAGTTTTCAAGTTGAATGTCATTGCTGGAAAGTGAATTGGCATCCGTTCCAACCTGAACATTTACATAGGTCACACCATCAACGGCATATAAATCAGCATAGGTTTGATTAACGGCAACCTTACTGCCCATTTCCAATCCTTCAATATAACCTTCTAAGGCCAGTCGAATATCATCTTCACCCTCAGATTTATCAAATGAATCACTAACAGTAACTGTTATCTTTGCAAAAATAGGAACACTGGTAGGACGGTCAAAATAAATGGTATGAGAAACGCCAGCACTATCAACTACATTGCCACTTTGAGTTCCGTAAGTAGCAATGCCTCCACCAATATTGTTGAAAATAGTATCAACCACATCTTGGTCTGTACCACCGTCTACATATATGTGAACAGTTTTGGGAGGATTTCCTTCCGAATCCGTGCTCATTGTCAAATTGGTAACAATCTTAGACATCGTCACACCGTTCGTGTTAGCCAGTGCTGTATACTGGCCATTAATAGTAGGTGACTCGTTAGCAATTGCTGAAAGCTTGATTCTTGCCCGAAAGTCAAGATCGGTTTCCATATCCTGACCACCTTGAGCTGGCAAATTATTGGTTACCGATGTAATCTCTTCTACCGGTTGCTGTTGACTGGTAATCGTATTAGCGTCGACATTATATTGATCTCCCAGCTCAGACGAAACTGCTAAAGTTGTTCCAACACCATTAACATCCAATTGGCAATCGGCTAACGTGTAAAATTCATTACCGTTGTCATCCATAAATACGGATCCTGCAACAATTACATATCCGGAAGTTCCGATAAATGATAAGGTAACTTGTGCTTGTTCAGCCTGCTTGCGCATCAAGCCATAGTTGCTTGCCAAACGGTCAAGTGAAACCCCGGTCGCAAAATTAATGCTGCTAGAATCGTATTCATCTTCTTGTTTTTCATCACTATCAACCAGCATCTGTGCAAGTGTCATTGAAAGCTGGCCATAGAAGGATCGTGGAGATACATTTGTACTGGCACCTCTGACTTGTCTTATAATTCCCTGAACCATGTCTAAGGCATCATCATATTCCAACTCGGTATATCCGTTTTCGTCTATCAATTAAGTTCACCTAGGTCCATATATAAACTAAAGAGCTGATTGCTGGCTTCGATTTTTAAATTAACGTTTAAAATGCGGGTCTTCTTATCCAAGTCAAAGTTACACTCCACTAGATCGGTAACTCTTGGATCTTCCAGCAGACAGTCTTGGATTGCTGCTGTAGCCAAGTTTTTATCAAATCCTTTAGTTAGAACACTATCTCTATCCAGACCCTCGGCCTCGTCTAATACCCAATGCCCTTTCCACATGTTTAAAGCAAGTCGGCATGATTGGGCAAGTTCATCGATATCTTCAACCATTGGCACATCACCATTGGCGTCAACCGCAAGGTCACCATCTTCAGTTATTAAAGCGTCTTGAGCCATTTAATCACTCCCCATCATATATTTTGCCAATAATGACACCATCATTAATGTCATGTGTTCTGCTCGACTGCAGAGAATAAGCGGCAGATCCTTTTAAATTGGTAACATCCCGATCGTCAAAAAGGACCACCACGACATCCCCAACTTGGTAATTAAGAGAAATTTCAGCATAAAAAAAAGAACCCTCACTTTGGCTCTCCAGATTATCATGATATTTAGCTTTAATTGGGATATAGGTTGCTGATACGTAAAGGATAGGTGGCCGCTTAATGCCATTATCATATAAGGCTAACGGTTGAACATTGAAAGTATGATCACCATTATCTTTAATGATTTTGCATCGCAAAGATACATGAATTGAGGCGGCACTATCTGATTTTAATTCATTCATAAAATCTTGTAGATAATTCTTTTTGGCTGTCATTTGATCACCTACTTCTTTTTCTTATCTGAACGTTTTTTCTGCTTTTCTTTTAATTTCTTCTTATTGTCCGCATCCAATTTAGCTTTAGCCTTTTTGTCAGCTTTTTCGGCTTTTTCAGTCTTTTTAGCATTGGCTTTTTTATAATCGCTGTAACTAACGCAATCACATGTGGTCGTCATTGAATCGCTTGAAGTATCGTGCTCACCACTTTCAGCAACAACCCACCCCGAAATAGTTTCACTCGTCAAATGATAAATGGTACCTCCAGAGATAGTTCTCCGAAGTAAGAACTCCACTTGGTAGTGTTTCAAGCCATCATCAGAATCATCCTGCAGCTCCGGTTCTTGGAGTAAGCCAGTATCATAGCTGATATATAAATCACTTTTTTTGTTTTTTGAGTAGTTTCTTATATAAAGTTTGCCATGTGATCGATAAACGGGCGTTTTGCATATTGAAGCAATCGACTCAATAGCCGCCATCGGTTTTGATTTAGCTGTATATCCCTTCATAAATTTGTGGTCATAAGCTAACTTCATGCCATATATCTTAATGCCAGCCGCCTTAGCAATTTTTTTAATGATAGTTGATCCCCTGGTATTTTTGGCAAAGGTTAATGGTTTGTATTTAGTAGTTTTTTTGTATTTCTTATCTTTTTCAAGAATTTCCTTTTGCTTTAAATAAGACTTTCTTTTGGCTTTTGCATAAGCATTTTTAGCATTTAAAATCTTTTTATTATATGCCCTAACCTGTTTATTATTAGCATTCGGATTATCATCACGCCATTTCTTACGTTTAGCATTAAGCTGACTATTGTACTTAGTAATTGCTTCATCAAGAGATTTTTGAGAAGCAGTAACCCGTGTTTTACTGGTAGTTTTAACCTTGACTTCTTTTTTGGAATCATAGTTTGAACCATCTGAAATAGTAAAAACGAAGGTTTTATCACCAGAAGCATAGGCACTTGGATCAACAGATGACACGGTCCCCTGTGTTAGCAATCCAATTGTATTATATTCACCAGTTTCTGAAATCCATCCAAAATATACGCGGACATTGCATCCCTTTTCTACAATGTTTTTATCTGATTCAGGCAAATTATGAATTGTGATCGTTGAAATATTTTTATCTGATGCGGTAGAAAAAGGATTTTGCACTTCAACAATGGCATTATATCCATCTTTACCATAGCTTTTAAGAACCATATTTTTACTTTTACCATCAACTTCAACTCTTTGATATGCTCTTACTAATTTCATAGTGATTCGCCACCATTTGGTAATGCATAAGGGTTATTATCATCTTGTGGTTCATCTTCAATTAAGCTATCGTCACTGTCATCTTCATCAGTTAAATCATCATTCTCATCATCTGAATTATCAGAGTAGTCTGGATCGGTTAATGATGGGTCAAGGTCGTCATAGTACAAAAATACTGATTCTTGAAAGTTGTCCCAACTGACATCTGTCTCAATACCCGATTCATCCATCGGAATGATTGTCTCAGTCGGTAATCTAGCATCATTAATATTCCACAAAGGCATCCCATAGACTAGTTTTTCGCCCTTAATAAGTGGCTCGCCGTTAGCATCGTATAAGTCAAAATAGAAGTTATCGTATCTTGGACGATAAAACAAGATTAATTCAAAATCATCCGTCCCTGATGAAAGTGTAAAATCTTCAGGAAGACTATCTTTATTGACAATTAACTTATCTCGCAAACTCATAATCTTCCTCCTCACTTATAACGCATTTTTTTGCCAACGGGAATCTTAGTAGCCGACCAGCCATTCCATTTCTCCAGTTGTGACACGGATACATTGTACTTCTGAGCTACTTTCCAATAAGTATCACCAGCTTTAACAGTGATATACTTCTTAGAGCTCTTTTTGTGGCCTGCACCGGCTGTTTTGTTTTTCTTACCGCTGGAGGTTTTCTTCTTTTTCTTTTTAATATTGGAATCAGCCCAATTCACATAATCAAGTGTAACAGTGACCGGAATGACATTATTATAATCTTTATCATGAGTTTGAGTAGCTGTCTCAACCAAGCAGTGAGTATTTGAAACACTACCGCTATACTCGACTTCGATCATATTTTCACACCAATGTTGCAATTTAGTCCAACGCTTTTTTATTGATTCTAATGAATTGGGCTTACCTTGAATATGCCCCGTAATTGTTATCTGAGTCGTTCCATAGCTTGTAATGGTATTTAATGGCTGCCCTTTAATTACGGGATAAGAATTAACGGTTGCTGTTGGTGTGATATCTTCCTCATCGGCAAAAATAATAACGTAACTATCCTTGCTGCCAGGATTCACAGGTTGAATAACAACATCTTTGTTTCCACCAAATTGTGCTAATTCAGTCGTTATATTAGCCGATATCTCCTGCTTCAGCATTTTACGTTCGGCATTTTTTTGAGCCGTCAGCTGTTTTTTCTTAACTGATGCTAGTTTATTTTTAGCCGTTTTAGCTCTTTTTTTGAGCTTAGTAAGTGCGCCTGATTGTTCTTTCAGCACTTTGTTAAGGGCGTCAAGCTGATTTTTTAAGGCTTGTTTCTTAGTTCCGGTTGCCTTTGCGTACTGTTTAGTTACAATGGCAATTTTTTTCTTGGTGCTTGCAACAAGCTTCTCCTGGCTTTTAACATCTTTAGTCGCATTTTTATATTCACGCGTATCCTTAACAACAGATTTGCCGGTTGATTGATACTTTTGATAATCAGATTTAGCAGAATTAAACGCTGACTTTGCCTTAGCCAACGCACTTTTAGCAGCATTTAAAGTATCTAAATATTTTTGCAAATCTTTACTGGCGTTTACTACAGGCAAGGTAAATAGATAAGTAACAGCTGTACTTGAATCATGATTATTAAAACCAACATAAATAACGCTGCCACTAGCAAATACTGTCTCAGCCTCTGAAAGAGGATAAGACATGTTAAAAGTTGAAGTATCATAGGTTTTCACGAATTGAAGAGTATTAGTCTCAACGTTTACGCATCCCAAAGTGGCAGGATCGGCTGTAGAGTAACTGCCCGTATGCCACCATAAATACGGTAACGATAACGACTGGGATTGCCAGGTTTGGCTGCCTACATCATAACCAATGGCTGTTAAGTCAATTGAATACTTAGGATTATCGATATCACCCGGATCACATACATAATATTTAGTTCCACGAGTATAGCCGAGCATATTACTTGATTGATCATAGTTAACTCGAATTAAATCCGGAAATGTTGCTAACGCAGTCAGATTGTGGGCATCAATCGTTTTGCCAGCCTGGTATGAAAACTTAGATATTTGATAGCCGCCATTTGAGGCTAATGTATCTGACCAAATATTTCCCGATCCATCTAAGCCAAATGATCCACCATGGCCACCATTTTTAACGGTCATATAGTCAAGAGGATTAAGTGAACCATCAAATCTTACAAAGCATAAGCCATCACTACTGCTTTCTGTTCCAAGATAACCATCATTGCACGGCAAAATATATTGCGCACCGATGTAGGGGATCGTTGTTTTAGCAGTATACTGGCCAACTTTTTTGTTTCCGGCTTGATTAATTGAAACATACTTACCTGTGTCGTCCCCATCAGTGCTTTGATCCAGCATATTAAGATAGTCTGTATTAGCTTGTTCATAGACGCTTTCCGTCTTATTTAAAGTAGAAAGTGCTGAGTTATAGGCATTCTTTGCCGCATCCGAAGCTGTGCTCATTATAGATTACCTCTTTCCTGAGCCGACATAAGGTCAGCAAACATCTTCTGAACCGTATTCTTAATTGATGGCTCGAGCTCCGCAGCAAGTTGGTTTCCAGTTGTTGTGCTATCAGCATTGATATTAAAAGTTGCATTAAAGTTAACAACAACTGGCTGGCTTGTTTTAGAGGTCCTTTCACTAGCTTTGAATGGATTAAAAGCTAGTGGATTAAATCTATTAATCTCATCAAGGACTTTTTGAAGATTTGCTTTGCTAAATGGTGAATCAGCATGCTTTGATCGGGCATTTATAACTGAAGCAATTAATCCATCAGCCGTTTTCTTTTGAGGATTAATAGCAACTTCTGAATCTTTTTCTCCGAAAACATTTAGTTTACCCTTTTTTGACCAGCCACCATTGTTGTGAAGAAGTGTTTCAATTTTACGAGCACCATTAACGTGTTGAGCATTATAGCCACCACGTTCCCAGTCACTGGAAAAGGCATTGGCTAATGATGCAACGGATCCGGTTCCTCTAAGAATTCTTTTTAGAATAGAGCTGTTACTAGAATCGCCCTTCAAGGCAAAATCAATTTGAGTTCCAGCATTCTTCCAAGATTCACCATGGCTGCTAGCATACGATTTTAAAGAACTGAAACGGCCACCCAGCCATTGTCCCAGTCCGGAAGCACCGATACTGTTTTGAATACCCGGATTTAATCCGGACTCAAATTCCCAATTTCCTAATGCAGCAGCAATCCCTTTATTAGTTGCAGCTGGGTAAGCCCGTTTAATGGCAGCCGCCAACTTTTTGGCACGACTGGCAATGTCCCCACTAAGGGCAAGAGAACCAGCACTTCCAAGGCTCACTTGTAAATTCTTTTTAATCCAGCTTAATGCTTTGCTGCCTAATTCTTTCTTAGCAAGTGCTTCTAAGCGACTTGAAGCAGTTTTCTTAGTTTTATTGCCGCCAGATTTACTGGATAATCCCGGCACCGTTCTTAGACCTTTAAACCCACCACCAAAATCTTTGATGGGTCCATATTTTATTCCGTCGGTAGGATTTTCAGCATTCCACATACGGCCTTCGCCAGCAGTTGAACTAACAATCCCAACGTGGCCATTATAGAAAGCCAAGTCACCAGGCTCACCATTCTTCCAAGATACTGGTTTAGTGGCTGAAAATTCAGGCCCGGTTGTTGAACCGGGTAACGTGATTCCTAGCTTTTTAAGCGCCGTATAAACCAGTCCGGAACAGTCATAGGCATTGGGTCCAAGTCGAAGATTGGCGGCTTCTGAATAACGTAAATGAGCGGCTTTACCAAGTTTAATAGCTTCTTGAAGAAACTTGCCTTTAGAACCAGAGCCGGTTACACCATCTGATCCAATAGCATTTTCAATGACCGACCACATCGCAGCCGACCATGGTGCCCCAAACTTATCTGATGAGTTTTTGCCAAGTGCAGTCGTCCCTTTTTGCAAATCCGTTCCAGTACTATTAAGCGTGACATTAAACGTATTATTAAATGCTTTTGTGGGATTCTTAGAGCTTTTTTCAGCTAGTTTACGCAACTCACTGTGTGATACACCAGACCCCTTGGAAAAGTGGTTCAACCCAAGTTCTTTGACCTGTGAACCATTAAGAACCTGATCACCTTTTTGCAAAGCAACGGTTTGATTCTGACCTTTTGGCATAATAACGTGTCCATTATGAACAATGGCTTCTTGTCGCGAACCATAACCGGCATCATTGATGACAGCTAACTGGTTACGGTTGATTTTACCGTTAGTACCTTGAGCATAATGGATCTTATTGATAACAGAATTGTTTCCGCCAAATTGGCTTAATACTTTATCAATTCCTGAAATACCGCCATTTAATTTATCAACAGTATTTGACATGGCAGAATGGGCATAATCGCCCATTTTCCCGAGTGCTTTGCCAAAGCCGGTAGCCGTATCAGTCCCAGTATCAACAACACCTTTTTCAAGTTGATCCATCTGCTTCTGGACACCCTTTTGCATGTCGTCATAGTCAGAAATCGAATTATTTTTAACTTTAGCAGTTAGATTACCGGTATCATTCTTGATATTGTTCCAACGGCCAGTATTGTATTTATCAAATTGATCAAGTTGTGTTTGAGCACCCTTTTGGAGCTGATCATAGTCTTTAATGGTTCCCTTTTGAATATTGTTAGTCTGTTTACCGGTTTTACTATTGATATCTTTCCAGCTTGACAAATTATATTTATTAAACTGATTAAGCTGTTTAGATGTTCCCTTTTGCAGTTTGTCATATTCATCAATAGTTTCTTTACGAGTTTGTTGAGCATATTTGCTGGTTTCAGAATGAATCTTCTTAGCTGTCCCTTGTGGTCCCTTACCATCTGCATATCCATTGAGAATCAAGCCAGCTCCCAAGCCGCCATTCAGAATTCGTTTTGTTTGTTGAGCATTGATAATCCGCTCACCAGATTTAACAGGTGCAACTTCAGGACCATTTTCGCCAAGTAGTCTTGCATGTCGACCATTAACCATATAGGCAAGCTCGGGACCACCTTCACCAACAAGTGCCCGATGACTTTTCCTCATTAGGCCACCTTGAGCATGTGATCCTAACTTTTTGGATGAATGATGCGAGCTGGACTTACGCGATCCAGTTAATTTACCAATAAGTGTTTTAACGCCACCAGTAACATTCCCAATAATCTTTCCAAGAGTCCCAAAAACATCTTTTGCGAGATTTTTTATCGTTCCCAATGCACTCGTAAATATGTTAAAGAACCCGCCAAAGACTTCCTTAGCATCTTTCCAAGCCTTTGACCAACGGCCGTGTACAAGATCATTAATACCGCTAAACGTGCCACCAACTATTTTGGCTACTCCTTTTACAGTACCGGCAATTCCCTTAAAAATAGTGCCAACAACTTTAAATGCACCACCAAGTAAATGGCCGAATACTTTAATCGACGTACTTAGTTCAGTAACAAACACATCTTTCCAAAGTGTTCTAAGTGGCGTAGCGTATTTCATAATTGTTGAAAAAGCTTTGCCAACTTTAGGTGCAATTTGATCAAACGACTTTGAAATTGAATGCCAAGCGCTCTCAAAAGGCTTTTTAAGACCTTTGGTAGTAGAATTCCACGACTTACTGATATATTTGCCAGCAGAACCAAACGCTTTGGAAACTGGCTTTAATTGTTCACCAATTCGATGGCCCATTTTGGTTTTGCTAAATTTATGAACAGCCTTACCTGCCCATCCACCAACTACATTTCCAATCATTGAACCAACGGCAGCACCAGCAGTACCTCCAAAGAAGAAACCAACGCCACCACCGACTGCAGTACCAATGCTTTTTCCGAAGTCTTTAAATTTAGTCTTACGATTTTTGGACTTAATAACTTTATATAAATCGAATCCAGAACTCGCTGCAATTCCAATACCTACTCCAGCACCAGCAACTTTACCAAAGGTGGAGGTTTCTCGCATGATGCCACCCTTGGTAACCCGCGAACCGATTTGGCCGGCATTCTTTTTGATTAATCGTTTGCCTAATATTCCACCGAACATATTATGGCGACTTGTTAATACGTTTGAAATTAAACCGCCTCGGCTAATTTTGTTTGATCGCCCAGCCATTCCAGCAATATTTTTTAGACCTTTTACTGATTTATTACTGTGTTTACCAGTAATCAGGTTGGCCGCACCTCTGAACAGTTTGCTAGTAACGTATGCACTTCCACCGATAGCAGCCGTAGCCGTTCCAAAGCCAATAACTTCTTTCATTGGTTTGGGAAGTTTAATTAGTACGTCTAAAAATTTGTTAGCTGAATGAAGCGATTTTGTAAAGAAAGGAAGAACGGTTTTAGTAAATCCCAATCCCATAACATTCATGAATTGTTTAAACTGTTTAATCTGGTTTTGCCAAGATTTCATGTTCTTTTTGGCAAGATATTCGTCATATCCTTTGCCGCCATACATATTTTGAGCATTACCAACATGCCTAGTTAATCCACGAAGAGTATTAGTTCCAGTGTCACCCTTCTTGCCGACCAATTCCATTAAATCCAAGCCCGCTTGTTGACCTGTTGTGCCAAAAAATTTACGGGCAAAGTCGTCTTTTTTAGAAGTTGTTAGATGTCTAGTTTGATGGTTAATGTAATCTAATAATGCAGGTAACGATTTAAGCTGTCCATTTTTATTGTAGAAACCGCTTTGCTTAATATGGTATTGCTCCATAATTGGCCCTTGCTGGGACATTTTGCTAAGATTAGGCGAAGCAAATGCGTTAATAACCTTACGTAACCCAGTACCTGCAATGGATCCATCAAGTCCACGGTTAGACATAATACCAATTGCAGCAACAGTACTTGCCAAACTTTCATGTGCACTATGTGCAACCTGAGAAGCATACTTTAACGCCTCACCCGTTCCGCTAAAGTTGGTAGCCGACAAATCAGCTCCATACGCCATTTGGTTAGTAACCAACTTGGTATATTCCTTCATTCGCTTGACAGAATTACCGGCACGGTTCTTATAACCAAATGATTCAAGCGCTGGGGCTGCATTATTAACGACAGACAGATAGGGGTCTCCAGACGCTCTAGCAGCCTGTAGGAAGTATTCATGAGCTCCCAGTTCCTGCTTACCGTTGTAACCCCGACGAATCAATTCTTCGCCGCCTTTGGCCATATCAACGGGAGATACACCATAGCGAGTAGCAAATTGATTATTTTCTTTGGCCATTGTTGCGGTTTCATTCTTAGCTGCTGATGAAGATTCACCGCCAGTATGGATTAAGTTACGAATAGTAGTGTAGCGATTTTGTAAATTAGTAGCTTCGTCAGCAGACTTTTTAAATGCTGCGGCAACTGGAACCATTGCCATGGCCACCATAGTTCCCATATCGGATAACTTGCTACCAGCATCGTAAAGTTTACCAAACGAAGAACTTGTCTTATCAGAATGGTTTCTAACCTTACTCATACTCTGGTCAAAGCGAGTACCCATTCTTTCAGATCCGCCAGCCGCTTTATCCATATTTTCGCGCATAACCCGTGACATAGTGGTTGACTTGGTCTTAGTTTTGTCCATGTCATCTTTGGTTTGGGATAAATTGGTTTTAACCTTAATATTTATCGAGTTAGGAATATTTTTATAGGCACTTTTAATTTCTTTCGCACTATCAGAAAAAGCCTTGCTGGCTTGTCCCGCATATTCACGAGATTTGTCAGCAAGGCTTTTAGAACGATCTATAACTGAATCAAATGACTTTCCCCAATTATCAGAAAAAGAATTTGCCTTGCTGGATAACTGATCAAATTTATCATTTATTTTTTGGAATCCACTAACCGAAATGTCTCTACCAAAATGAGAAAGCACATCATTGGTATCTCGAGAATTTCTTTTAAGCTTATCCATCAAGTCATTTGCACGAGTTAGCTCATCCATATTTTCTGCAACAACGCGGAAGCCAACCTTGGCACTTCTTGCATATGCCATTTATAGCCCTCCTCCTGCCATCTCAGCCATTACTTTTACCCGCTTGCCATTTGCCCAATTCAAAATTGAAAGCTCACTGGCGTTCATTAATTTAATTGGTCGGGGCAATCCTTCGGCTAGTCCTGCGTAAATATAGCTTTGCCATCCTGCCTGAGACGCAACGTGTTGTTCCATAAACCGATCTATGTCTCCACCTGATCTAAAAGGATTAGTCAAGTTGTTCTTGAAGAAACGTATCACATTGATCAAGCACGGTGGCCAATTTCTTGTGATCATCCCAGTAAGCCCATCCCATTTTTTTGGTTTCACCATGTGAAGTAGGGTTTTGAATAACTTGTGGTAGATCAAGGGCTTCATTCCCCCTCATCAGGGCTCCCCAATATGCTCGATTACCACTTTGAATCAAATCCATAAAGCCAACAGCTTTTTCATAACCAGGGAACTTAAATACATAAGTAATGTTCTCCTTGGATTTAGGGTCCCAAATTTTGAAATTACCAACAATATATTTACCACTATTGTTAACATTTAATTTAGGTTCCTTAATTGGGTCCTCTTTTGAGGGTGTGCTTTTAGAATTAATCTTTGCTTCTTCAGCCATAACTTACTTCTCCTTTTGTCTTTTAGTTATCGTCACTAACGGGTTCAACTTGATAATCAGGACATTCAAAGATCACTGATCGAGTCGGGTAACCAGTTCCGTCTGAAATATTCGGAACTTTTTGTAAAACAGCATGTTCTGAATGTACCCATTCTGCTTTATTCTTAACACTAATCGGCACTTCTTGGTAGGTACCGGCCATATCAAGAATTTGTTTATAGGCAGCCGTGTTAGGATCCAAAGTGAAGGTCATCGTACCTGATTGATCATGCTGAATAGCCATCTTGTGATTACCAAAAGCATCATTAGAAGCTGTGGCATCATTATTAGTTTGAGTTGAGGAGAAAAAGTCACCAGGCCCCCACTCAGTAATTGGAATACCGTTAATTGAAGTTGCTGTGTCGATACAGTCATATCGATGATATGTTTCTGGCATTTTTTAACACTCCTTTTTATAAGTCAATTACACCAGTGATGTAGCCATCGTCAATAGATGCTGCTGGCTCATACTTCCAGCTAAGGCCTTTATATTTACGAGCCTTAATATCAACATCTTTCATATCATCACGCGGTAATGCTGTAATTACAGCGGTTGTTTTACCATTTGAATCACTATCAATAATTCCTTGACCATAAGCAGTAGCAAAAACACTTTGTAATGCGGTTGCCAAGACGTTAATTCCGTTAGCATCAAATGATAGTTTATCGTTCTTAGTCATGACGGCGGTTAATTCTTTAAGCGAATGACGAACTATCCAGTCCAACCCTAAGAATTGATCAATATAATCACCAGTTAAAGTCTTACCATCACGCAAAATCGGTGTACCTTGAGCATAATAATAAGTATTAACGTTAGCTTGCTCATATGGTGTTAATTGATTCTGCTGAAATGAAAGCTGATCTTGGGGTTGTACGCCTACTAAACCAGTTAGATTGGCACCGTCAAAGGTTCCGACCGTTAAACCGGCGACTCGTCCAACATACGCACTTGATAGAACATCTTGATTTTCACCATCATCACTAACCGGAACGCTAAATCCAGCAGTCCGTTCATTATACGAAAGCGGAGCAAGTTTTGAAATATCTTCTGAATCGACTAAAAGAATTTCTTGTCCCTGCGACTCGATATAATTGGACATAGCCTGGATTTCATCATCACCTAAGCCAACGGGAATGACATACTCTGCACCGGAGAAAAAATATTTTTTCAGTGCCGAAATGACATTATCTGTATTTGCCATTTGTGAGTTCCTCCTCTAGTTTATTTTGCAATATTTTGACTAACTGCAGATTGCGGAACATCTTTTACAGCCGTCGTTGAATCTGAGTGAGCCTTAAAATTTGTGTTGGTAACTTTGTCCATTGCTAATTTAAACAATCCTTTTGCCAAAGATGTACCTGAAGCAAGTGTTTTTACTGTGTTAACGATAGTGGCATCATCTAAAGCTACTTTAAGAGATAAAGTAACCCCTTCAGTTTCACCGTCAAACACTAAATAATTTTTACCGTCTTCTGATTCGAGTTTAATCATTGTTTATTCCTCCATTATGATTCTGCATTTACAGTAGCAGTAGCGGTTGCAGTAAAGCTGCCATCAATTGTTTTGGCTATTACATTAGCTGTTCCGGCTTTAAGATAAGTGACCTTACCAGCGTCATCAACGGTCAATACTGAATTATCACTTGATGACCAGGTGACATCCTTATTGGTTGCATTATTAGGAGCCACGTTGGCTACTAATGTATCAGTACCACCTGCCGTGCCTGTTAAGGTCGTTTTATTAAGTGTGACACCTGATACAGGAATATTAGGAGCCGCTACACTTACGCTTGCAGTAGTAATAATTTCATCATTAACACCCGTCTTGAATGTCAAAGTTGCATGCCCGGCAGCCTTTAATTCAATTGAGAATGAACCGTCAGTATTTGGTGAAATCGTTGCTACGCTGGTGTCGCCAGAAACTGCACTAACTGTTTTATCAGTAGTTGTTGCCGGTAAGACTGTTGGCGTAATCTTCAATGTTGTTCCTACAGTTCCGGTTAAAATTGAACTATCAAGAGTAATTGAAACCGGTGAAACGTAAGAATCTTCTGGTACTACGGTCAGTACAAGAATTGATTGTGGTGGGTTAATCCCGTTAAAAGCCGCATTTGCATGCTTATAAAGCAAACTGTCGACATCATAGTCGTTTTGAACATCGTCTAAACTATTGTATTGTTTAAGACTGGCTGTTGTTGCGCTTGAATCCTCAATCACGTACATTGGCACTTGGTCGCCTAAGTCTTGTACCGCCCTGGCGACGGTCACGCTAGTGTGAATTGGTCCTAACGGACTGTTAACTTCATATGCCATTTTTTATACCTCCTATTTATTTACCTGACCATTGGGGTTGTTATAATCATCAAAAGTCGGTAATTCGCTATCAAAGTTACGTTGCAAACGTAACTGTAAATCAAATCCATATTCATATTCTGAACTAACGGTTATTAATACCGTTCTGCTAGATGGATCCAGTACATCCACAACAGTGATACCATCTTGACTAAGTTCATAGTGAACTTCCGGATCACGTAAAATGGCCTGAATGTCATCTGAAATATGCAATGCCTGCATCTTTAAATTTGAATGAACGGTAACTGATACATATGTTTCAAATGGCTCATGATTGGGTGAATGTGCCCACCAATCACGAATAACATTTCCTTTGGGATTAACAACAATAAAAGGAAAAGATGGTTTTTTACCGGATTGATATTCTTCAATTACATGCAAACCATCCAGCCCAGTAATGTCCATAATGCGTTCTCTGATCGTCTTTACCATACCATCCCAGTCAAAGGTCCGGATCATCGTTATTCGCCTCCTGTGAACTATCTTTGAGATAGTACATACAGATATCAGCAAGTTGGTTGTACCGATCAGGCCCAATAACAATCAGTCTTTGCCATCTCGTTTCATCGTCATCATTCTTAAGCTTAATGATGGTACCAACTTGCACCCTGTGCTTTGAATACCATTCAAATGAAAAATTAATTGATTGACCAGAATCATCGGTTATCAATGTGTCTGAACTATTGGAATTATCAGCCGGAATAACCGGTTCAACGTCATCAATATATGGTTGATCACTTGTGTTAGCAGGAATATATTGTCCCTGATCATCCATACCTCCATCGTCAAACTGGTTTCCTTGATAAATCCTTATGGGAATTCCATAACGTTTTATTAAGTTCTTTTTAGTAAATCTCATGTATCAATCACTCGATAACTTATTGATCTAAGCATCGTCCCAGTGTCAACAAGGGGATCATCTTTTCCTTTGTTTGCAATTGTTAGTGGGGCATTGCTTGGATTAACTTTAAGAACAATATTATCTTTGATATATCCTTTGAGCTTTAAACCAATATGCTCATACAATTCTCGTGGTGTAAGTTCACGATTCATAATCCTATTTAAATCATCTTCAACACTGTCAAAAATGCTCCACATATGATCATCAACACCATCCCTCAGGAATGATCTTTCAGGTATATGAACATGCTTTACAAGGATAAAATAGATATCCAAGCCGCCATTGTTATTATTCATCGCTAAAACATTCTTACCCTTGGGTTTGAACAGCTTGTTGCCAAAATCACTTGCTTTATGGTGTAATCCCAATTTAGTCGGAATTGTCAACCACGCTCCATGAATTGGCGTTATATCAGCTCCAAATTCATTAACCGTAGCAATCATTTGAAGAAATTCAAGCCCTTTATTTCCTACATCTAGCAATACACCGGCTTCAACTAAGTAATGATTTAATTCCCTCAAAGACGCCATAATTTCTGGAATGTGATTTTCATCAGACATCTCATCCAAGCTTCATCACCCACTTTCCAAATCCGAGCGATGCAAGCAAGTTTTGATATGCCTCTTCCCATGGATTAGTAGCATTTTCACTATAGTCAGTTTCTAATCGACCAGCCTTGTCTGATGACACTCCGCTAGCAACATCAGATGACATCCAGAGAAGCGATAAGGCCTTATATCTAGTTGCAAGGGTAATTGTATCTGAATCAGCACCAGCCAGATTAGAGTGCATTACAACCAGATAAGCGTCCTCAATTGTTTGGTTAATTGAGGGATCTGACAAGTTATCAAGCATCCCATTAGAAACATCTTTCATCAAGGTCACCATGTTTGCTTCATCAAAAGGAAGTGTCATCATAATCACCCCTAGTCGTTAATGGCAATAACCAACTTCTTGCCTGTTTTAACATCAGCAGTACGTGGAATATGATTAATAACTGCTAAATATCCAACGCTGGTGTGGTTAGCTGTGGCAATTGCCCATAATTCATCACCATCTTGAACAATATAATAGGTCTTGCCATTTTCGGTGTAATTCTTAGTTGTATCAATTTGATCTGGATACATCATGGATCACTTCCTCCTTTTAAGCAGCCGTTGTAATGTCAAGAATAAATACTTGTTTAGCAACGGTAATTGTTGGCACAAATTTTTCATCGACAATGGTCTTGACAGTCACTGGATCTGAGGAAGCACTAGTTGAAAGAGAAACACCAGTATCAAAAATAGATACAGTCGTTCCTGAAACTGGAACACTTTCTTCCGGTGTTTCAACAAAATTCATTTGACCAATCGGCTCATTGGCAGTCCCTGGTAAGAAAATAATCTTGCCATCTGGAATGAACTTTTCAAACGTACCGTTGTTATTCCATCCTTTATCATAAACAACTACCTGTAATCCTAGGAACGCTGAGAACCATTGCTCAACAACAGGCTGAGTAAGAATGTTTCCCTGTGGTGATACCGTCCCAGAAAAAATGGTGTTTTTTAGTGCAGCATTGTGCATCAAAATATACATAGTCTTTGAATTCATTAAGACCCGAGTTAAAGCCGTACCAACTTTTTGCGAGGCAGTATCCTTAACACTACTGATGTCATCATATGGATTAGAGGAATCATCAGTCCATACTTTAGCAACTTTCATATTCTGGAATGACTCATAGCCAAAGTCTGCCAGTTGATTACCCAGAAGCAGCTTGCCGTTCAAAAGTGCTTGGACGGCGTAATACTCGCGAGTAAACCGAGCACGTAAAAGCAAATTAGCTTGATCATCGTACAATTTCTTAGTGATGGTCAAAATCAAATTTTCGTCATTAGATGCAATGGCATTATTTAAATCTTTAAAATCGTACTCATTAAGGTTCAACTTGTTTTTAAATTTGTAAGTTGGCAATGTGCCAGTTTGAAGTGAGCCACGTTCAACAGGCAATGCTGCTGAATCTTCTTTGGTTAAATCAAGTGGTGCTGGATATAAGTCTTGACCGTTAATTAATTTAACGTTATCAGCCTGTTGCTTAGTGGGGGTAAACAAAGCTTCCATTAGGTAAGGAGCTGTGTATTGCGGATTAGTGTTCCAATAGCCTTGCAGGTAATTGGAAGTTAGTAAATCAAATGCGGTTGCCACGATATAACATCTCCTTATCGATTAATTAATTTAACGCCAGGTGTTTTACCAGCAACCGCCTGTAATGCGGCTACAACAGTACTATCAAGTAATTTCTGGCGTAAATAAACATTTTCAAACCAAATTGTTACGTCTGCATCTCCAGCAGTAACATCCGTGTCTGCAGCAACTACGCCCGCAAACACTTGTCCTTCGGCACCTGTAAATGCTGACAGCTTAGTAGTGCCTATAGATTGATCGGCGCTCAACCAGTCAACTGTCGCGCTGACTGGAGTACCTTGTAAAATAACTTTCTTACCATCAGAACCAGCTGTGACAGTCGTACTGTCAATTGTTCCTGGTAAGCTAACGGTTAAATCTTGCCGAATTCTTGGATCAGAGTTGGCAAAGTATTGTGTATCAGCCATAGGTTACATCTCCTATTTTTCTATTTATCAAAGAATTTTCCCTTGAATCTATCTGGATCTCCCAGCGTTTTTTTAGCAACTAATTCGCCAAAACTAGGGGCAGCATTATTTTGCTGTGTATTACTATTTGGAATTTGATTATTTTTAAACATGTTTTT